AAATGAAGTTATCGGTATAATCTTAGACCTATTTTCTAAAGGTTTTGTTTTCTTATTACCTATCATTGGAGTGTTAGCAGGTATTCATCTTATATATTCAATGATAATGAACGTTCTATTTCGTGATAGATTATAGGAGAAAATATGCAAGATATTTATTACTTTACACCACTCCATAGTAAATTTGTGAAATTTGATGATATAACTTGGCTCGTTATCATAATGCTAACTGTTTTAGCATTATACATTATTAAAAATATGAAAGTACGCCCAAAAAGGTAAAATATGAAATGGAAAATCTATTTTTTATTATTTGGATCATTCTTATCACTTGGTATTTTTACGATTACAACAAAAACCGCCCACGCAGTTGAAAGTTATAAAATTTCACCTTCAGATGATCGCACCATAAGGCAAAGGTTTCATTCTGCCTCATCAATTAAAGATGAAAAACATATTGACTTGCATTACTATTTTTATGCACAAAATAACTATTCCGAAAATTTAAAAGTTATTGCTTATATATGTGATTATAAAACAGATTATTATGATGACAGAACTTTAACTTCTATTCCTAACTGTGGTCTATCAATGGTACAAGAAGGTGGAAGATTTAAAATTAAAATTGATGCTGGTTATTTTATGACCTTAGACTATAGTCGTAGAACTCAAAAAATAGATACAAGCTATATCAGTACAAATACCGCATATAATATGCCTTTATATGAAGTTGTAAGTTTTACAGATACAGACTTTGATAACGGTTTAACCTTACTCGGTGGTTCAACTTTAAAAGTTAATAACTGGAACAGAAACGAAGGTGGGTTTTTAGTCGATCCAGTTGGCGGAAATTCTAACAATTCAAGTAATACTAATAATTCAAATAATAGCGGTGGTGGCTTTAACCTTGATATTTTAGGCGGAATTAAAGCATTTTTTCAGCCGATGATCGATTCCATAGCACGAACTCAAAAAGCTGTTTTAGGTATTTCAGATACTATTATAAACGGTGTTAAAAATTTATTTAGCAGTTTAATAGATTCAGTTAAAAATATTTGGGATTTTCTAGCAAATTTCTTTACTAAACTCTTTGAAGAGTTGGGAAAGTTCTTTAAATGGTTATTTGTTTTAGATTCTAATGTTTCTAAAGAGCAGATTAACAGTTTTGCAGATAAAATTAAAAACTCATCACCTGAAGTAAGCTCAATATTTAATTTTTCAAGTGGTTTTAGAAGTAAGGTTAGCGGAAACTCTGTTTGCAGTTTCGGTGTTGGGGGTCTTATTCTTTCAGTTTGTAGTGTTCCATCATTTCTAATTATTATTGCAAGAGCTTTAATTATTTTTTCTATGGTTTGGATAACTATTGATAGAATTGTTAAATTTATGTCTGTATTGTTTGGTACTCGTTATATGTGGCAACAAGGGGGAGAAGAATAATGATTTGGAATTTACTTTTGCAAGGTTTTATAGAGATTTTTAATATTTTAATATCGCCTTTTATTCTTATTGTTTCAACTCTACCTATTAAAGATATTCTAAACGCTTTTAATTCTGTTTCGATTATTTTTGAATCTATTTCAGCTGGTGTTGGTATTTTGTCTTACGTTGCTGGTGGTTCGTGGATAATTGTTTTACCGCTCACTTTAAACACAATCTTAATAGTATCAGAGTTTGGCTTGAGTATTCTTTGGTGGGCTTTACATAAAACACATATAGCTGGAGGCGGTCATTAAATGTCATATCTCTCATTCATCAAAAAAGAAGCAAAAATTCATTTTGATTCTATTAAGCAAAACTATATAGATTCAAAAGATAAAGAGCTGTTCCGTGCATCAGGTTTAACTGTATATTGCGGTTGGCAAGGCTCAGGTAAAACTCTTTCAGCGGTAAAACACGTTTATAATCTTATGGTTCGCTATCCAAAATCGATTTTAGTTACGAATTTAGAATTTAATAGTGATTTACCTAATAAAATTATAACTTTCAAAAATCACGATGATCTGCACCGTTTATTAGTTGAAGTAAATAATAATAAATATGGTGTTATCTACTTAATAGATGAAATTCATACATATTTTAATGCGCTTGAAAGTAAAGATATACCACCGTATATATTTACCGAAATCTCGCAACAACGCAAGCAACGTAAAGCTATTATTGGTACTTCTCAGTTATTCTTACGTATGGCAAAACCCTTTCGAGAACAAGCTAACTATTTAGTCATGTGTTCAACTCACGTTAATATATTCACTGTCAATAAAGTTTATGATGCGCACAAGCTCACAACAGACTATTCAGGCCAGCTAATAGGTCATGCAATTAAAACGGGCTTTTTCTTCCATTCTGAAAAATTAAGAAATATGTACGATACTCTTCAGAAAGTAGTGTCAGGAAAAGCAGAATTTGAAGATTTTCAGGTAATCAATTTAGAGCAGAAAAAAAAGAAAGGCTTTCGCACGTCCGCAAGTCGATGACGCGCGTGCGAAAGCCTCGAAACAACCATTATTTAAAGGAGAAATTATGTTATATGAACTAAAAATTACACGTAAATTTCAATATACGTTATACCACAACCGAACCCCTATTGCACATTATAAGACTAAAAAAGATGCAAAAACCGCATTATTAATCATTAGACAACGCTTTGAACTTCTCGATAAACTACAAAAAGCTATGAGAATACAAACAAATTCATACTGTGGAGATACTCACCTATCTGTCTATCAATACTGCCCTGATTTCGAAATTAAACATTATTTCAAAATCGAACGTGAACAAATTGCTTAATTGTGGCGGGGCGTTGCCCCTTGGGGCAACCCTTGTCAAGAGCCACACTTAACACACAAAACGCTAATTTAAGGAGATTTTTATATGCAAGTATTTTCGATTAAAAAACAAAAACCTTTACAAAAACAAGCATCAGACCTTTTAAATTCGATATTTGAAAAAAATCCAAATATTAAATATAAAGAAGTATGCTCATATGCTAAAATTTACCCTGATTCAATCAAAATAATCAAATATCACCGCCCTATTGTATTCACAAACTTTTCAAACCGTGGCACTTCAGCAATCCTCGTAAATGAAGAAAACTCCGAAGAACAGGACTATTTGCAAAAATCAATCAACCGAACCAAAACCAAAATCAGCGACTATGTTCTCTGCAACAATTTTTCGCATTTCGCGACTTTCACTTTCGACCCCTCAAACCCTAAAGTCAAAACCGAAGAAAACCGCCACGACTTCCAAAAAATGGCTTCCCTGCTCAAAAATTGGCTAAAAACCGAACAATTGAACCACTTCCGCCGACACGGGCGAAAATTCCGTTATCTAATAGTTCCAGAACGCCACAAAAACGGCGCTTGGCACTTCCACGCCCTATTAGAAAATTACAAAAATGAAACAGAAAATTTTTATACTCGAAAAAATAAATATATAACAGTATCTGAACTTAAAACTAAAAAGAAAGATAAAAACCGTAAATTTATAGTGCGTTATAAACTTGGGCGTTCCGAAATAGCCCCTATTAAAGACAAAACGAAGATGTCAAGCTATATTAAAAAATACATTACAAAAGAGCTTATTCAAGACAAAAACGCTAAACGCTACTGGTCAAGTCGAAACTTAAAACAACCTGAAATAATAGAAAATTTCATAAGTGAATTTCAAAAAATACCTGAACAATTCCTAACGGCAAAACATGATTATCACGATATTTACACAATCCCTTTAAATTCTTCATATTTCACCTTTTCAAAATACGTAAACAAACTTGAAAATCACTTTAAACGTCAAAATTTAATAATAAAAATATAACAGTTATCATCTTGATTTATCGAGTGATAACTCCCTATTTCAACTTGTTGAAATAGGTTTATTCCTGTATAATTTAAAATATGGATATTTTATTATACTTTCTTGCAATCCCTGTAATTCTTACAATTATAATTAAAGCTGTTGTTTCAGATTCTGGAAATCAAAAAACTTCACCATTATATAAATATAGATATAATCGAAAATATGTTATAATGACCGAACGTGAACAAGAATTTTATAAAAAATTAAAATTAGTTTGCGGTGATTCAATTTTAGTTTTTCCACAAATTCATCTTTCAAATTTATTCTTTCATAATGTAAAGGGGCAAAATTTTAAAGCTGCTTTCAAATTCATAAATAGGCTTTCGGTTGATTTTGTGCTTGTAGATTCCAGAAACTTTAAAACTCTTATGGCCATTGAACTTGATGATTCAACTCACAATGAACAAGAAAGAATTAGGCGCGATCTAATTGTAAATGATATTTTTAAAAAAGCAAACTTCCCTCTTTTACGTATAGATTCAATTAAAATTGATAATGAAAAATTAAAGCAAATGATATTAG